AACACGTCATGAACGTCTACGAAGGCCAGAACGAGGACGGGATACCGCTACCGTACAAGCCCAAAGAGCCGGTGCCGGACAAGCATCTATCCAAAGTGCAAGAGATATTGGACGGAACCCCACGGCCCCAGATGGACCTGTTTGCAGAGATGGCAATGCGGGTGGAGCGCAAGAAGCGGGCCGCGACTTCCCTAACGCAGAAGAACGAGCCAGCTTCGAGAGATTTCTCGACTGGCTGGAGGGATGAGGAATGAAGGAAATCAAGGTCGGAAGCGTAGTAAAGTGGTGCTCTCCGCGTCCCGGAAAAAGGGGAATGAAGGCCCATGAGGGAACGGTGATTGAAGTAGTCCCGGATGGCTGTGAGCCGCATTGGAGATGGGACAGCACGCCGCGCGATCATGAGAGTTATCTGATAGAGGACAACCATAGCGGCGAGCTTTTTTGGCCGCGCGTGAAGTGGCTGGAGGATGAGGATGACGCAGCTTGAGCTACCGCTGAATCAACCCAAGATGCCGGTGCGCCTGATGGTGCTGGAAGCAATGAGTGACCGGCGCTGGTGGAGGCTGGAAGGGCTTGCGGCTTACTGCCGTGACCGGCATGACAAGTGGGTAAGCGATGCGACGATCAGCGCCAGGCTGCGGGAACTGTCGGCACAGGGCCACCGTCACGAAACCCGGCCACGCGGCAAAGGGAGCCATGCGGTAGAGTATCGGCTTGTGGAGGGGAAGTGAACCTTGTCGTGTGGACCTGCCCTGAGAAACATCCGGCAATGAGCGGGTTTTTGGCTCCGCTTGCGTCTACTTTTCGCCTATGCCCTGCGACGATTGGACGCGATCAAGAGGGCAACCCCGAACGCTGCGATGCGGTGATGGTTGTTGCCTACGACGAACGGCCCACACCGGAGGGACCGTTGCCTGAACTGGCATCGGAGGACGGGAAGAGGGTTAGACTGTTGGCAGCTATCCGCGGTGCTCAACAGCAGTTACGGGGTGGTCAGATGCCAACCGCGTTGATCGTCGAGGAGATGGGTAAGGCGCTGCGGGGAATGCGGCAAAGGTAATTTTCAGGAGCGTATCCAATGAGTAAACCCTACACGGTAGCGGAGTTGATCGCCATGATTCAGGCGAAGCTCCGTCAGGAGAAGGAGGCAAAAAAGAAGATATGAGCGTAACTCACTCACATGCAATTTTTCACCCTGAGATTTCCGCGCCCGATTGGTTCCGGGTGAGCCTACTTCCATCCGAGGAGTGCGCGACGGCCATACGGGGCATTCTGACGGCGGCAGAGGGCATTCTAGCGCAGGCAGAGAATCAGATTGAGGATATGCGGGAGCACATTTTCAATGTGAGGATGTGCGCTTTCAGGATTGTCTCTGAGCGGGAACTGTGGAAGCTGGACATTGACCCTGAATATGGAATTCCATACAGGAGCATGGCGCGGTGGATGGCGGTTTTGTATCCGAATGAAAAGGGCTTGCGATACGCGCAACTGGCGAACGCGACCCAGAAGGCGTTGCCGGCGGTGTCGATCATCGACTTGGGCCAGATGAAGCAGTGCAACGCGGTTCTATTGGCGAAGTCATCGGATACCTGCCAGAAAGACGCGGCGGTGCGGGACGCGGCAAAGACGGCCAGCGAAAAGGATTTCCGGGCGACATTGAACCGGGAGCACGGCCAGTGCCATGAGGAGGCGGAGACGCTGGAATTCGTGTTGAGCGTATCGGATGCGGTGATAGCCAAGAGGATACTCAGCGAGTACGGGGAGCAGTGGAACGAGCAGACCCTTTCGGCTCAATTGATGGGGGTTCTGATTGATTGGGATTCGGGAGGACACAATGAGAAGTGAGCAAGGAATTGAGGTACGACGGGCATACCATCGGGAGCGCAGGGCGAGACTCAAGGCTCAGGGCTTGTGTCGCGAGTGCCGCGTACCCTGCGAGAAGTCCCTGTGCTCTGAGTGCATGGCTGACAAGGTGCGGCGGAGACGCGAGGCGCGGAGGGAGTCAAACGTTGACCGGATGATGGAGTTGGCGGGAAGGCTGCGATGATTCGCTCAGGTGCCAGCGCAAAGCGGCGGCGGGAGCGCAGCGGCCAGCCGGGGAAGTGCGGGATAACCCGTCTCTTTGGTGCCGATCTGACGGCGCTGCGGGAAGCCTGTTGGCAGCGGGACAAGGGCATCTGCCAGAACTGCGGCAAGCGCCTGTACAGGAACGAACGATTCCTCGGCGACCCTGATGCCTATCACATGGCCCACATCGGCAACAAACGGATGTACGGGGACACGTTGGTGAACGTCCGGGCGCTCTGTGGCGACTGCCATACCGGGCGCCGGTCGGAGCACAATTGCGGAGGAAAGCCATACCCACCAAAACCCCGAAGTCTCTAAGCCCTGGTGAAGAAGCGTTCGCCCTACACTGCCGGGTGGAGAGGCTGAACCCTATCCGCGAGTACGCATTCCACCCTAAACGCAAGTGGCGATTCGACTTCTCATTCCCTGATGCGATGTTGGCTGTCGAGATAGAAGGCGGAGTTGGAGGCCGTCATCAACGGGTAGGGGGATTCGCCGGCGATTGTGTGAAGTATGCCCATGCCGCCATTCTTGGCTGGCGAGTTATCCGGGCAACCACGGCCCAGGTGATGAGTGGAGATGCTATCCAGTGGACCCTTGAGGCTCTGAACCGTTCTACCGAGTGACGTTAGAGCCTGGAAGCGGGTCAGGTAATCTGCTCAACAGGCTGGTCCCACGGTCGGAGCGAGATTCCGTGAGCCTCAAACCGTTTTCTCAATTCAGCGTCTTTCAGCGCCCAATCCACGTCTCGCCGGTAAAGCGTTTCTTCAACGTTCCCAGTAAAAGGCTCTTTCCCAAGATGACAACCAAGTGTGCTGGTGACTGGAACCCATCGCGGTTGCTTTAATCGGTCAAATCTGAGCCGCATCCACCATCCCCCTCTTTGCCATTTCGGGCTTTGCTTACAGACCACGGCACGGTCGTTGCGGTAACACCAATAGCAGTAGAACACCACCGTACCCGGCGGAAAGTCTGACGGGTTGAAGGGCAGCGGCACCCAGGTAACCCCGCCAAACTGCTTCAATAGACTACGGGCAGTTTCCCCTTCTTCGGGAGTTCCCGGCCTTTCAGCCAACCTCCTGAGTGCCTGAATTGTCGCTGCGCGGTCCCTTGCCATACTCATCCCTTCTCGGTTTCGTTGTCCTACTTATCTCTTCTTAAAGACTAATGCCAGATTCTAGAGGGCTTAAGCGAACGAAAACCAGGGGGCACCGGGCTTCCGTTGGCGAGTAGATGCGGTATGCCGTCATCTGTCGGGTCTCGCGTTCGGCATTGTAAGTGTCAGGCCCAATAGGACTCCCGCAGAAGCCCTCCCCAGGTCACGACGTGACACAGCCCAATGCAGCTCAGGGCGTCGGCATTCATCTCTGAGGCGCAATCCTCATTGATCCGAATACACGGGTCGAGCCGCACATAAGCGGGTCCATAGCAAGCCGAATTGTCGGGGTATGAGCCATAGTGAGCATCGACATTTGTAATCATAAGGAATAATTGGTATTATTGTCAATGCGGGGCGTAGCCAGCAACGCTTCGGCTCCCGGCGGGCATCGACACCTCAATCGGGAGCAGCCCCGCTTCCTCCTTCTCTCCATGCCAAAGGCCCCCAGCGTGAACTGAGGGCCTTTGGCATGGCGGGGTGCATGTCAGAGCTACCAGTAGCCTGCCTCATGCATCCAGAGCCAGACAGCCACGCCACCCAGAGCGATCAATGCAAGTTCCAGCGCCCATGCCCACCACGGGCGGGGTGCGTCGATGAGGGAGCGGCGGGTGAAGAGGGTCATTTTTCCTCCAACGGTTCAGGATGCCCCCAGCCGGGTGTTTTGGGAGTGTGGACGTTGACCAGGTGGATGTGCTGGTGGTTGACGGGGTGCGGGGTGACGCGGCAAGCGAAGATGAGCCAGAGAAGCAGGGTCATGGTTTCACCTTGACGATAGGTTTGTGATTAGCGTCTAGGGTATATGGCGTGTTTGCTAAAATGCCATCTTCCCCGACTGCAAAGATGGCGCGTTTGTACTTCGTGTCACTCCAATACAGGATGGAGATTACTCCTCCCTCGCCAGCGGTTGCGTTGCCTCCGTATCCAGCGTTTGCGGTGCCTCGCTTGCCAGCGGTCGCGGTGCCTTCCTCGCCAGCGGTCGCGGTGCCTTCCTCGCCAGCGGTCGCGTTGCCTCCGTCGCCAGCGGTTGCGGTGCCTCGGTATCCAGCGGTCGCGTTGCCTCCCTCGCCAGCGGTCGCGGTGCCTCCCTCGCCAGCGGTCGCGGTGCCTCGGTCGCCAGCGGTCGCGGTGCCTCCGTATCCAGCGGTCGCGTTGCCTCGGTATCCAGCGGTCGCGGTGCCTCGGTATCCAGCGGTCGCGTTGCCTCGGTATCCAGCGGTCGCGGTGCCTCGGTATCCAGCGGTTGCGGTGCCTCCGTCGCCAGCGGTCGCGTTGTCTCCGATGATAGCAACCCCAGGGGGAGCGTATTGATGAATGAGGGCAATGGCGTCTTTTCTCGTGCCGAACAACTCCACTATGCCGCTCGAAACTTTGACCTTGCCATCAATATGCACGACCCGAGATTCCTCGACGCGCACAACGAGCCAAGCGGCGGTGTCGGACCAATCGAGTAGAGCCCCATTGCCTTCGCCCCATAACAGACCATGCAGGCCACCACCACAAACAGGTTCGGGATTCCAGTCGGGACAGGTCACAGGTCCAGAGCGCGGCCACGCAAACCCGCCGTGACTGGTCCCATCAGCATTGCAAGTGCGGAGCATGAGAGCTTCGCCTTTTTTCAGCTTTTTCATTGTCATTCCCTCCATAGGAACGTTGTTAGAGCAGCACCACCACGGCCACAATAAAGGCCATGCGAATCAGCCAGACGATCACGGCGGCGAATCGGTCACACTGGGCGTCAAGAGCGCAGGACAGGGCGGAATAGTCTGAGCGCATCACAGGGCACCTGCTTTGCGTAGGGCGGCTAGGATGGCGTCTCGCGCCGGCTTGTCGGCACCAAGCTCAAACTGCGCAGAGGTCATATTGTAGAGCAGTGTCAAGGTGGATTTCAGCGCCTCCACCATGTCGGGAGCGGCGGCAATGAGTGTGGCGTTGGCCTCCGGTTCAAGCGATCCGTGCGGGCACGGTGGTTGGCCGGTATGTTGGGTTAGAGATGTGCAATCGGCAACTGTGTGGCCGTTATCGCTTTGCACATAAAAGTCGTTGAAATAACGGACAACGTGCCATGGTGCGCGTGTAGTGATCATCACTTCCCTCCAATCAGGCAGAATCCGAGCAGGATTAAGAGCATGGCAACGAAGTAGCAGATGCCCACTTTGGCATCCCGGCTCAAGGGTGTGCGGCTGCGGTTCGGTGGTTCGTTGAGTACGCTGGCCAGGGGGTAAGCGTGCCAATTGCCTTTGCCGTCATAGCCGACATAGGCGGATTCTTCCATGGTGTCGATGATGGCCTTGGCGACTTCGGTGTTCTGGTAGCGGTCAGCCTCCGCCTGATCTTCGGCATTGGCTTTGGCTGTGCCGGTGGTGACAATGACGCGGTAGGTGTCAATGAGTCTGATCGCCATTGGTAGCCTCCTTCATGGTGTTTGCATCGTCCATCATTTTGTCGAGGGCGACGGCTGCGATGCGGTAGGGTCCGCCAGCGGAGACGCGGGAGGCGGTCAGCTTGCCGCCCCGGATGTAGCGCAGGATGGTATTCGTGCAGCACTGAAGGCGGTCTGCGGCCTGTGCCACGGTGAGGAATTCAGCGTCCGATGCGGCGGGTTTGAACGGCACAGGGCCGGCCGGTCTGCCGCGTTTGGGTGTATTCATGGTGCTCCTTTCATGGGTGGTCACGGTTGCATCTCCTTTTGATATGGTGAGGTTTGCCCCTACCAGGTGAGTGGCAGGGGCGGGTCAGTCAGCGGGCCAGTCAGCGGGCCAGAACCGAGGCGTTCATCTGCTGCGCTACCCAGAGTGCTCCAAGTCTCCGGCTGTAGGTCAATCCATGCACCGCGGCGATTGCTTCCGCTCTTACAGGCTCTTCGCCGATGCGCCTGATGTGCCATTTACCGCAGGTGTTGAGGTCTTGATTCTCAGCGACTTCGTATCTCATTGGCGATTCCCCTTTCAATTAACTACTCCTCTACTATGCCTTGATTGTCCTGCGCTGTCAAGGAGAAAATGCGTAATTATGCGATTATCTGTGGATATCCTGTGGATAACAAGGGAGAGCGGCAATTCAGCATCTAGCTTCCTACGGATTACCTGCGGATGTGTCGTATGCTATCCCCATGCGTGATGATCGTGCATGGGAAAGGGATAAAATGCCAAGACGTAACGTAAGTGAAGACATGAAAGAGGATATGAAAGCACCAATTCACATCCTCCCATTAACAGATAACAACTCACGCGGGCTGCGTGAAGCAGTGGACGCCGCCAACGCGTTTACCCTGTCGGAGCGCGAATCCAAGGGTCGCAGAACGCGCATCAAGATCAGCTTTGAGGTCTGGTGCAGACGGCGTGGCGGCGGCCTGAACTATGCCAGGCTGCGTGAGGAGCACATCACGGTGAGTTGCCCTAACTCGTTGCAGGCAAAGGCGTTAGTCAGGCTGATACAGTCGATGGTGAGGCAGCTTGAGGGCCGGTATCTGGCGGTGGACGGGATTGAGTAAGGGCGGCAGTGTGTCGGCGCGGACCACCCCTCCGGGTTCAAAGCAGGGGGTGGGGGGTGAGACCGCATATGCTTGCCGCGCGAAAAATTTTCCCTAGTTTCCAGAGTATTTGTGTTACACCGTGTTACAAAAAGGCAGTGTGTAACACAAAAAAGATGGGTATTGTGTTACAGGTTGTGTTACACTTTGAGAGTGGGAAAGACGGTATACATCTCGATTCGGGTTCCTGAGGGTCTTGTAACACAAATAGAGGCTCGTGCGGGGATTGAGGGTTTGAACCGTTCTCAGGTGATATTGGGGGCGTTGCGGAGGGAGTTTGGGGATGAGCGAGTTGGGGGAGTTAATCAACGGGTCTCTGGAGTTGGTAAGGCGGGAGAACGTGGAGGGCGGGGACTTGAGGGATTGCCTGTGTCCTTTTTGCGGCAGGCCGAGGAGCCAGCGGAGCGATTACGTCAGGTGCCAACCGTGCGGGGTGAACTGGTGGCCGGGGACGGATTTGAAGAGGAATCCTCATCTAAGCGGTGCTCGTACACAGAGTTTGACCCAGACACAGGAGAAACGTACCGATGCGGGTTGAGCGAGCATGGCCCGAAGGTGAAGCATACGAGAGGTGGGAGGCTGTGATGAACCGGGAGCCTTTGGAGGAGCGCGAGGAGCAGGAGCGTCTGCGGCGGGAGTATGAGGCTGTGGAGCGGGTTCGTGCGTTTGTGGTTCCTGTGGGGGATCGGGTTTTGCTGGTGACGGCGCAGGATTTGAAGTTTTTGCGGAGCCTGAGGGTGAAGTGGTGAAAGGGGAGGAAGCATGAGCAAGTATCGAGTACCTGACGGGATGATAGAAGCAACCGGGTTACTGGTCTTCTTTGACCTGCGTTGGAAGATGGTAACACCTGATATGCGCAAAGCGCTGTGCGAAGCGGTGATTCACTGGCAATCTGAGAACCCGGTGGTGCCGAACGACAAGCAAGCAGCGACACTCTGGAAAGAGTTTAGGACCCTTCATCCAGCCGTCCTTATCCAAAAATCTATTAAGAAATGGCAAGCCCAGATGTACCTTGAGCCGGAGCCGGAAGTGCCGGAACCGATCAAGGATATTTTGGACCGCGCGGTAAAGGGCGACTTTGACGTGATCGAAGCCTACTGGCGCGGCAGGGCGGCGAAGTGATTGAGTTCCCCGGTAGTTTTCTGGCGATTCCGACCGGGGCCGGGTGCCGGTTCGTACCCCATGCGGGCTGGCACCCCTGAAGTCCAGATTTAGTGGAAGGAGAGCAAGTGAAGCGAATTTGTACGAAGTGTAAGCGGCCGATCTTGAAAACGCATCGCTGGCATCAGCGGTGGCATCATCTGATTTTCTGGCATTGGCGCAGTTACGCGCATCACAACTGCCTGAACCCGTATGCTGGACCTGGGGCAAAGCGGTTGGATGGGGAAGTGCCTTTGCCGTTCCCGGAGGCAGTGTGAAGAAGAAGGAGCCTTATGGCAACGGGGCGGTGGTGATGTATTGCCCTTTTTGCGGTAGGGGTTTTTGGCGGTTGACGATGTACACGCATCATATTCAGAGGGAGCATAGGGATGAGCGACTTGAAGAGAAGCCAGTTGGGGAATCAGGCAACGGAGCAAGCGGCGTTTGAGGGTGGTGCGGATGCTGAGTCGATCAACAGGAGTTCGATGCCATCGGCGGAAGGTGCGCCGATTGAGGCCGATGTGAGGCAGTCATCGGATGGACTGGAGATTGTTCCGAAAGACTGGGGGCCGCACGATTACGGTCCGATTCAGATTGACGAAGGGCCGCACGAGTTGATGAAGGCTCAGATGATGGACGAGCCGGATGTGACGGGTTTGGCGCTGCGCCGGGTCAATGGGATTGAGGTTGTGGCTCAGGAATCGCGTCTGGCGGAGGTTAACAAGCGTGCGCCGAGGGAGATGCTGATCTGGTATGGCGCTCATCCTGACTACTTTATGGGCATGACCGGAGACCGGATTCTGGTCCGCAAGGATGTACTGGAGTTGGAAGATGCCTGTAAGCAATGTCATGGCAACGGGTATCTGGAGGAAGAGAAGTGCGCTCGATGCGGTGGTGAGCAGTTTGCGCCGGTGCTCGATGCCTACAATCAGCCAACGGGCCAGACCGTGCCATGTCCTGACTGTGTGGTGTTGGGCTATGACCGGGAGCAAAGATGGTCCTGCGGACGCAAGAAATGCGATGCCTGTAACGGGTCGGGGTGGAGAGCGGGGATTATCATTCCCGAAGTCGCTGAATCCAAGCCAATTACCGGAGTGGTGGTGAGCGTGGGGCCTGAGTGCCGCTTGCTCAAGTTGGGTGATCGCGTGATTCATTCCCGGTTTGCCGGACACGAATTGACGGTCTCCAAGACCGATTCCTATGTGATGATGAGGGAGTCGGAGATTCTGAGTATCCTGAAAGCGAGGACGCGATGAGCATTGACATCAATATGTGGGAGAGGAAGCCGGAGTTTCCCGCCATCGTGCAAAGGGAGCCGTGCCAGATTTGCGGCGCGGGAGTTGGGCAACCATGCAAAAACCTTTCCGCCCCTCCCGCAACAATCGCAGCGGAAACGCCAAGATCGGATTTCCACCAGCATCGAAAGTTGATGGCGCTGACCAATTGGGGAAAGCCGCAACCAATGTGTATCGAGGGCAAGGTATGAATGTCATCTGCCAGGGGTGCAAGGCTCAGGTTGAGTTGCCGGATATTGAGGCTCCCAAGATCGTAAATCTTCCCGGCACGTCTTTCATCGTGATTGAGCACCCTCAGCAGGTAGCGTGTTCGGCCTGTGGAGTGATGCTGGTCCATGGAGTGATGAACGCGGCGCAGATTTCCATTGCCGGTTTGCCACTTCCCGCACAGGAGCAAAGAAGTGTGATCGTGGCACCCAGTGGCATGAGGCTGATGAAAAAATAATGGGTAAGAGCGACGCCGAAAACTTGACAGATGCCAGTCGGGAAAAGCGGATTCTCGATTTGGCGGCATTGGATTGGGCAGGAAAGAATGTGCGCCAATTTGCGGAATTTGCAGGGGTTGGCTCCGCTACCCTTTCCAACTACCGCAACACCGACATCTACAAGACGGCCATTTCTGAGTTTCGGCAGGAATGGCATGAGCAGATGCTCAAATTGCCGCAAACAAATGAGTTGCGGAAACGCATCAACCACGCCATGAGTTTGAGTATCAACGTGCTGATCGAAATTCTTTCCGGTAACTCCGAAGACAAAGATAAACTTGCGGCGGCTCGGCTGGCCTCTCAGTTGGATGGCAGGTTCCTCAAGGGCGAAGGAGATGAAGACGATACCGGAGGCAAGGGCGTTGATTCCATTGCCAACGAGCTTCTCATCGCAATCAAACGCCACTCCGAGACCGTGAATTGATGCTTGAAGCCGTCACTAATGAGTTTGCGACGGTCTTGACGGAGACGCCGGTGCAGCGCTGGCGCACCATCCCCATTGACGATTCCATGACATCGGCGGCAAAGCGCATTGCGATACGGCTCAATGCGTTAGGAAGCCTGTTCTATTTCAACAAGGTGATTCTCGGACACTCGCGCATGAGTCCCAACCTCCACGGCTATATGTGCCGGGAACTGGAGCAAGACTCGCTGCGGCTGGCAATGGAAATCCCCCGCGATATGTTCAAAACCTCCGTGGCCTCGGTATCGGCTCCTATGTGGTGGGCCTTGCCGTTCAACGATACCGACGAAGAATATATGCGGTCGATGGGATACGGAGACGCCTGGATTCGATGGATGCACCGCGCGCACTACAGTTCCACGCGCACACTCATTGCCTCGGAAATCATTGACAACGCCATCAAGATCGGAACACGCATCTCCGGGCACTACCAAAGCAATGATTTGTTTCGGTTTATCTTTCCTGAGATTGTTCCCAAGTCCAGCCTGGAATTGAGCGGAACAGGCAAGAAAAAGGACAAGTGGAACGCGCGGTCGATGACCCATAACAGGGTGGATGGAGTCATTCACGGCGAAGGAACGTTTGACTTTATCGGAGCCAAGGGCGCCTTGCAGTCGCGGCACTACGACCGGCAGGTAATTGATGACATCGTGGGAGAAAAAGCAATCAAGTCCGATTTGGTGATGGAGGACACAATCGGATGGATACGCAAACTTCCCGGCGCATTCGATACTGACCCATTGAATCCGGGCAGGCTGGCCGATCAACTGTTTATTGGCAACCGATGGAGTCAAAGAGATGTTGGGGCATGGCTCAGGCGAGAGCAGCCCGACATCAAGTTTGTCACGCATTCGGCGCTGGGCGGCTGCTGCGACATCAAAAATCCCGATGGAAGCCTGTTCCATCCACGCGGCGAAAGCATCTTTCCTGAAGAGTTCCCTGTATCGAAATTGAATGAATTGAAGCAGATATGGGGAAGCTATAACTTTGCTTGCCAGTACGAAAACAACCCCATCGACGCAGGGGCAGTACGGTTCAAATCAGGCTGGCTACGCCGGTACAGCCGGGTGGTCTGGGACGGTGGACCGCACGTCACGATAGCCAATTCGCAGCAAATACCTCCCAATGTCGTGCAAGTCAGCCGCCAGATCGAGCAGGAACGCGCCGAAGCTGCTGGAGCCATGCCGGAGCGGTTAAAGATGGCGATGCGCCATGAAACCCAGTCCGGGGAAGTGATTGAGGACATTCGCGCTGGCGACCTTGACCGCGTAGCGATTCTTGACCCTACGCATTCAGAAAAGCAGTCGGGAGGTCGCAGCCGCAACGCGATTGTGGTTTTGGGATACCTGAATCGTCCTCCTGCTTCGCGCCGGATTTACCTGCTCGACTGCTGGGCTGGCGGAAACTCGTTTGAGGAGATGATTGAAAAGCTGGTTGGCGTCAGACCGGGTTCTCGCGGTTTGGCGGTGCGCTGGAAGGTGCATCACATCTACCTTGAATCCGAAGTAGCCGGTCAACAGGGATGGAAATACTATTTTCAGGAGCGGGTGCGCCAGATGGGGCCGGAAGCTAGTTTCAGTATCCGTCCGCTCAAGACTGATCGCGGCGCAAATGCAAAACACACACGCATTGTCGGCATGGAGCCTATCTACGAAAATGGGTTGTTTTGGGTGCCGAGGACGGGGTGTGAGCAGTTCATGGAAGAATATGAGCAATATCCCAACGATCGATTCATGGATATACTTGACGTGATTGGGTATGCTCCGCAAACATGGCTTCCCGGTTCGCGTACCTCCACCCGTGATTTTGTGCGGGACGAACTGAGAAGGCGCAGCAGTTTGATTCAGAGCATCGGACAGGCGGGATACTGATATGCCACTTCCTGTGGAACTTCCGGTTCAAAAGTACTGGGCAAAGTCCAGCGACACTTACAAGGAAATCGAGAAGTATGTCGATTCCCGGCTGCAATCTCTCACCATGTCCCTAGCGGATTTGCGAGAGAAAAAGATTACCCAGTGGCGGCGCATCTACACCGGCCAGCCAAAAGAGAAAACCAAATCCTTCCCTTGGCAAAACGCTTCCAACGTCGTCGTTCAATTGGTGGGCGCGTTTACCGATCAGATGCTTGCCAAGTGGCTGATGTCGATCTTTGGCATGGACCCGCTTTGGGAAGTCGGCATCATCGGTAACTGGGACCGCAAGGAACACGCCGAGGAACAGCGGCAAGCCCTTCAGGACTGGCTTGGCTTTACCGGCATGGAGCCGGGATACCTCAACCTGATTCCCAAGTATCAGGCTTGGGGTTCAACGGCGATTCGGTACGGCATGGGCGCTATCAAGCTGATGCCGGAACGCACCGTGGAAAAGGTTGCTGCAAGTTCCGACTCCAACGGCAACATCATCTTTGAGAACTTCACCCGGCACGATGGGCCTGTTGCCTATCCGTTGCTGTTTGAGGACTTCCTGATTCCATTGACCGTATCCGAGATCGAGCGCAGCCCCTTCACGGCACAAAGGGCGCGGGTGTCAAAGTTTGATTTGGAGATGATGAAGTATGACAAGACCTATGACAAGGCGGCTGTAGAGGATGTTTTGCTCAATCCTGACCGGCAAGGACCGGAGCGCACAACACAAGAATTGGAGATGGACCAAGGCGTTCAATCCGGCGTCGGAGGCACAGAGGCTGCGGAGTGGGATATTTATGAGTGCTGGTTCCCGTATGTGGTTGCGGGACGCCGCTACCAGATGATCTGGACGTATCATAAGGAGCGCAAAAAGGTTCTCAAGGCTGTGTTCAACTGGCTTCCCGACAACTCAATTCCGTTTGTGAAGGCGGTATTGGGATATGACGGAGAGCGCAGTTATGGCTTCGGCTTTTGCGAGATGTTGAAGGATTATCAGGAGGAAGTTAGCGCCATTCATAACCGGCGTGGCGATGCTTCCACGCTTTCCAATACAAACATCTTTCGTGTTGGCTCAGGGACACAGTTGGATGCCAACTTCAGCGTGTATCCCAATGCGGTGTTCCCGGGTGAGGATGGCGCATTTGAGGTTATCCCTCTAGGCAGAACGGCCAACGAGACGATCAAAGACGAGCAGATGACTCTTCAGTTGGCAACCGACAGGGCGGGGATTGGCCCATCCTCCTCCGGGCAGGGTTCCGGCGTGGTCAACAAAAAGAATGCCTATTCCGCGATGGGAACCTATGCGGTGATGCAGGAGGGCGATACCCGGTCGAATCTGTCCAAAACCAGTTTCAAACACGCGCATTACCAGCTTGGACGGCTCAAGATTTTGTATGATGCGGAGTTTGGCATCTCGCCAAAGGACTTGAAAGCGTTTGGTGAGCAAGGCAAATACCTCAAGGACTCCTTGGAAAACATCAAAATGCGCCGTCTGGCGCTTCCCATCCGGGCCGCTACGGGGTCGATCAACAAGGAAGTTGAAAAGCAGAATATGATGTTGCTGCTCAACAACCATCGCGCTCACTGGCAGCAGCAGGCGCAGTTGCTTCAGGCATTGCAGAACCCCATGATTTCGCCAGATCAAAAGGATTACATCTGGCAGGTATTCCTTGGGGCCAATATGCTGATGAGCAAGATTGACAAGGACTTCGGCATCAATGACCCATCGTTTATCAACCCCAACCCGGCTACGGCGGAAGCAAGGGCAATGATGGCTCACACTGCCGCCGAACACGCTGCCGCTCAGGAGATTGCCAAAGAGATGCAGCAGGGCGGGATGATGCCGCAACAGCCGCAACTCCCGGCGCAGACAGGCCAGCAATCCCCACAGCAGCCGGAACAACCCCCACAGCAGCCTGGACCGGCTGAAGGAGAGCCAATTCAATGAGCATTAAAATCAAGAGTATTGACGTTCTCGATGAATCGCTGTTTGATCGCATTGATTTTATCGAGAAAGCGTGTTTTGACGAAGACAGTGCATTTCCGACAAGCGATATTCCCGATCTTGTGCGTGAGTCACACGTTAGGGTAGGGGGTTACAAAGACGGTGTTCTTATAGGCTACGGTTTGGCCCGATATGCCTGTGGAATAGGCTATTTGTACTCAAACGCGGTCATCGCTGACTACCGGAGAAAGGGAGTTGGCTCGGCTCTTTTGAATTTTCGCTTGACTGAATTGAAAAAGGCCGGATGTTCGATTGTTCAAGCCCACACAAAGCTGGATAACGTGGAAAGCCAAGCTCTTCTTAGAAAAACAGGGTTTGTTCCTATCCAGTATGTCACTGATTTTTACGATGACAATGTTGATGCGATTTTCTGGACCATCAGCATATGAAGGTCATGGGATGTAATTCGTGGCAGCACATCTGGGACTGTATCTGTGAGGACTTGGGAATCGAGGAGTTTTGATGGCAGGAAAAAAGGAACTGGAACTGGACTTTACCGAATTGCTGGACAAGGTAGGGACGCGGGAGTGGCAAGAGTGCGTAGTGTCCCGGCTTGAGCCGCTGAGGGCCTATCTGTCGCAGGACGAGTGGCAGAAGGGAATAAGCATTTACCTCAAGGCATCCTTGGCGGGTGCGTTGAAATCGTTTCTTATCAAAAAGCGCGATGAGGCAGACGGCAATTACCTTCGCGGGTTTGCCGCTGCTCTGCAACTGGTCATTGCGCTTCCTTCCAGTATCGAAGCCCAGATTCAGCAGCAGCAAGCTGAGTCCCAAACCACAAAAGACCGTGGCACGGCAGGATACTGAAAACAATATGTTGACAGAATCAAAAAACCGTAGTGTGCTATCACATAGGAGGGCCTGATGGCCTGGAACACAGGAAAGCAGTTGAGCGCGGAAGAAATTCTGGGCATGAAGCCCGAGGATTTGAAGTCCCGCCTCGAATCAGCCGCCTCCAAGGACGACCTGAAATCCATCAATGATGGCCAGGAAGCCTTGAAGGGAACCCTCTCCGAGCTTCAGGCAGCACTTGCCAAGCTCACCGCCCCGCCCCCCGCACCGCCCGACCCGACATTTCTTGCCGATCAAAACGACCCCACAACGCAAT